CCACGCAACTGAGTACCCTATACGTGACGGCAACGGAAAAGGTAACGTTAAACCCGCCTTATTACTTTCTGCTGTCATTGAACAACCGTGAAGAACGCGACATAACGTATAACATTTTGGTAACTGATTTAAGCAGCTTCCCCACCCGGTACAATCAGTTCAACATCGCAACCGCGCAGAGCAGCGCATGGGAAAAGGGCGAATACGAATACACCATTTACGCCCAGTCAAGCGCGGTAAATACAGATCCAACTTTAGCTAACCAGTCCGTAGAAACGGGCATATTGAAGATAAAATGAAAGTAGAATTTCAGCGCATAAATTTTGCCGTCGCACCCCCGCCTAAGTTCAAAGAGGCACGAGGGCAGGAGTGGTACGAATACGGGCAACGAAACAATTTCCCTGCCGTCATTCTTGACCTATACAACAGCAGTAGCCTGCACAACGCGATTGTAACCCAAAAGGCGCATTTCATCGCGGGCAAGGAAACGGCTGTTCGTGTTGAAGGTACGGTAGGCGAAAGAGTAGGCGCACAGAAAGCACTTGAATACGCGAACCCTTACGAATCGTGGCAGGACATTAAGTACAAGGCTGCGATGGATTTGGAGAACTTCGGCGGGTTTGCTTTTCAGGCCATCTGGAACGCCCCGGGAACGCGTGTTTTGTATTGGTATCATCTGCCGTTTGACAAGTGCAGGGTGAACAAGGACGCTTCTAAAGTTTGGTATTCTGAAGATTGGAACGACAAGCGCGAAGAGCGTTTGGAATTTCCCGCGTTTGACCTTGAAAAGCCAGGCGGCACTCAGGTTCTTTGGTTCAAACAATACAGGGCGGGCGAAGGCGTTTACCCTTTGCCGGATTGGTATCCTGCCCGCACTTACATTGAAATCGACACGAAGATTAGCGATTTCCACTTTAACAACATTTCCAACGGCTTCAGCCTTGGGAAAATCATCCAGATATTCAAAGGCGAACCGACCGAAGACATCAAAGCGGAATTTGACCGCAAATTTAAGGCGAACACCACAGGCACAGAAAACGCAAACGGCGTTCTGATTTCGTGGATGCAGAAAGGCGAAGACCCGCTTCAGGTGGTGGACTTGATGCCCGGGGATTTTGACAAGCAATATCTGCAACTCTCCGAAACCGTGCGCGATAACATCTTCTACGCCCACCGCGTTACTTCACCGATGTTGTTCGGGGTGCGCGTGGCAGGTGAACTCGGGGGCCGTAACGAACTGAAACAGGCTTACGAAGTATTTGACCGGGCCTACGTTGCGCCGAAACGAACCCAAATGGATAAAGTGCTGACCACAATGTTCAACGCCACAGGTCAGGAAGGCGAATTGTACACCATTGCTGCCGAACCTGCCGGAGAAGATGCGGTTGCGCTGTTTGCGGCTGGCATTATGACCCGAGATGAAGTGCGCGAAAGTCTGGGCCTAAAGACAGAACAGCCCGTGGCCATGTCTGCCCAAAACCCTTTTGGCTGGAATGACGAAGCGGATAAAGCGGTTTTTCGCAAATACGGACGCAGCGCGGCTGAGTTTGAAGAACTGCCGGAAACCTTCGCAGAACTCACCAACCCTGAACTTCGCCTTGTGGCGGTGATTCGCGACAACCCAAAGGCAACCCTTGAAGAACTTGCAAAGGGCGCACGGCTGACCACTACCGAAGCAGCTAACATCCTGAAGGTAATGCAGGCAAACCGCCTGATTGAGTGGACAAATACGGAAATCAAAATCACGGACAGCGGGGCGCGTTCTATTTCAGACAGCGGCGGCCTTGATACTGAGATATTCGTGTTGTACAAGTACGGCAAAAACCCCGATGTGGGCGGGCCTTTGCTATTGGATACATCGCGTGAATTCTGTCGCTTTATGATTGAAGACCAGAAGAAGCTATACACCCGCGAAGAAATTGATGCAATGAGCCGCGAATTAGGTTACAACGTATGGCAGCGGCGCGGCGGATGGCGCACCATCAAAGGCACTAACACGCACGTGCCACAATGCAGGCACATTTGGGAAAGTAAACTTTACAGGAGGACAGTACGATGAGTTTTAAGTACTTTATAGACACGGTGTACATCAAAGAGAATACGCCGATACAAGACAACCTCGACCCGAAACTTATTCAGATGAGCCTTCAGGAAGCGCAGGAAGTTACTTTGCGTGACACCATTGGCAGCGACCTTTATAACGAGATTTATTCGCAATTCCCAAGCAGCCTGAGCGCGGACAACACAACCCTTCTAAACGACTACATCAAACCGGTGCTGAAGTATTCCGTGCTTTACGAAGCAGTCCTTCCACTCACGTACAAGTTCATGAATAAGTCCATCATGAAGCGCGATGGCGAAAACATGACGAGCATCAGCATGGAAGAAATGGGGAAAATCGAACAGCGTTACGCTCAAAAACGTGACCACTTCATAGAGCGCATGAACAAATACCTTTGTACCTACCCGGAAAAGTACCCAAAGTGGCAAAACCCTGACCCCGATGCAATCGACAAACCCAATAAATTCGGTCAAAACCTCGGCTTCTACTTTGAAAAGTAGGACGTGGCGAAAGAAGAACGAAGAAAAGTTAAGGAAATTTTTAGATGACGCTAAACCAGATAATAGCAGCAATCAGGCGGGCAGGTGAAAATCACAAGATGATTCGCTCCGTGGCGTTTGGGCCGGAATATGACCTCGTTGCGGACGGCGGCAAAGACAATTATCCTTTGTTGTTTGTCATACCAGACACCACAACGATGCTGTTTGACATGAGTACGGCGGACAAAGAGAAAACCTACTCCTTTGTAATGTCGGTCATGGACAGGCAATTCGAGGACAGCACAAACCAAATGGAAGTGCTATCAGATACGCTGCAAATCCTGGAAGATATTATCAGTTCACTTCAATACATATACCGGGATAGCCGCGTGAATTTCGCTGTAAATGACGATGCGCTGCCCTTTTACGATGCACACGGTGATGTTGTCGCAGGGTACACGATTAGAATGGAGGTAGGTGTACCGGCAAACAGGGATTTTTGTTCTGTTCCTTCAAACGATTATGCGTTCCCTAACATTGACCAGGATATTCAGATTATTGACGGTGGCTATTATAATAGCACCTACTCACTTACCATTGATGGAGGCGTTTCATGAGCAATTACATAACTATAAAATTAAGGCGCGGGACAGCTGCGCAATGGACAGCAACGAACCCTGTTTTAGCAGAGGGCGAAGTCGGGTTAGAAACAGATACCCGGAAATTCAAAGTTGGCACAGGGGCGGCGGCGTGGAACTCCCTGCAATACTGGGGCGGTAGCGGTGGCGGGGCTGCTGATTTTACTGATTTGGGCGATGTTCCTGCATCATACGCAGGGGCAGGGGGAAAATACGTCAAAGTAAAATCCACGGCTGACGGGCTGGAATTTGGAACGCTGACCATCGCAGCGGGTGATTTGCCCTCCGGCATAGACGCGGCTAAAATCGCCAATGGCACGGTAAGTAATACAGAGTTTCAGTACTTGAACGGCGTAACTGCTCCGATCCAGAATGCACTTGATTTTCTAAGCGCGAACAAAGTTCCTTACTCCGGCGCAAGCGGCGATGTGAACCTCGGCGAATATGCCATCAAAGCCGGGCAAATTGACTTAGATACATCGCCAACAGGGACGGCAACCGTAGGAACTACGCGATGGAACGACACTATTGGAAGCAGCGAAACCACTTTAAAGGGCGGTAGTGTTATTCTGAAGAATGGCGTGGATTTAGTTGCAAGGGTGGTCAATAAGGTTTCACCAAACACCACACTCACTAAGGCCGCATATCAAGCGGTGAGGGTGAGTGGTGCGCAAGGTCAAAGATTAGCAATAGCACTTGCTCAGGCCAATAATGACAACAACAGCGCGGATACTCTTGGTCTGGTAATTGAAACCATTGCAGCCAATCAGGAGGGATTTATAATGACCGTTGGTCAACTTGAAAGCATCAACACAACAGGTTCATTACAAGGCGAAACTTGGGCCGATG